TTTTGAGCAATCTGATTTTCGATTTGCCTACGCTCCTCCTCGCTAGGCACCCCATTATTGAAGTTAATCAAAAGGGAGGGGCTTAAAGAGTTCTGTACGTTGTTGATATGGTAGTTGGCGATTTCCTCCTCAAGCTCAGAATATGGTAACGAGCCTTGATAATCGACGGGCGAGTACGCGTAAAAGCCTGCGCGGTAGGGCTTTATGTAAAGAATCTCTAGCCCTTCTTTGCTTGTGCCAAACGCAGGAATCCGAACAGGCATTTCTTTTCTGCTGGCTACATCTACCCAATTTCTTGCGTAGTAGTAAGCATCAATGTCTCCTTCATCGTTTGTCCTAGCGGCCCTTAATGTTTCAATGGGTATGTGCTGCACCTCTACAATCATATTGTGATCGGTAGAGTATACAACTTGAAAGGCGCATTGGCCCATCATAACGTAGTCCGCTACTATTTTCTGAAGGCAAGGCTTCGTAAACAAACCACGCATCGCAGCATATTCGCTTGGTTTCTGGGCAGAGTCCGTTGCGTCTAAGCCCTTACCAAAGGTCAAATCCATCAAAGAGTTTAGGATGGCGTTATTGGTAGGTGAGCCGTTGTATCGGTCAATTAGATACCCGAAGTAGTCGTTGTTCTCTCCGTATTCGATATAGTCCTTGCCCTGCACCTCTCTAATGACAGGCGTGGTGTAGGAACTGAAGTTCACAACGTGGACTTTAGATGATGATGTACTCATTATTGTAGCTTGTTTCTTCCGTGTAGACGTTTTGGTTCACGGTAAATTTATCGAAATCTGTTTGCGAAGTTACGAATACCCTATCTCGGTAGATAAGGTTGCCATCGTATATTAATTTAAGGCCGTAGAATCGGTTGTTGACTAATGTATAGACTGCCGTCAGTTCCATAAAGCCATTACCCTCTGTTATCGTGGGATTGATTTCTTGCTCTGTGTTGGTGCTTTCATCAATCAAATATAGTGTAACACCATCAAGGTCGTTAACTGCGCTCTGAACGCATCCAGCGGCCTCTAAAGTGCCACCATCAAACAACACACGCTCAAAGTATAAATCCAAATCCTCTGATGAGTAAACGAACTCACGAGGGATTACCGTAATGGTTTGAGGTGAAGCTGATACTTGAAGGATATGCATCTTAAGTAAATAACCTTTTAATTCCGATTTGTTTGAAAATAGAAAAGGGGCCGAAGCCCCCTAACTATTTTGCATCGCTGCTAGATTAGATAGTATCAGTACCCTTTACAACCGTTACTACTGAAGTAGTAAGTCCGTTGAAAGGAAATTCTGCGTTCGCGGGGTTAATCGGGTCAGCCATTGTAACAAAGTTAGCTGGTAGCTGCTCCTGTCCCTCAAGGGTCAAGGTATAGCCCGATAGGTCTCCCATCGCCCCACCTGTGACTATAGTTCCACCCGTAACCTCTGCTCCAAAGTTCTTACCCATCAAAAACAAGTTATTGTTGTAGTCCAAAACGAAAACGTATGGGCGGCCGTAGGCCATCAACTTTAATTGCTTGTTATCTTCTTTAGTGAGCTTGGTTAAAGTCACATTAAGATTCTGCGTGAAGAATGTAGTGCCATTCTCGCGGCTTGAATTGAAGGTTTGGTCAAAAGAGCTGTTGCCTTTTAAGTCGTACTGATAAGCGGTAAAACTACCACTAATGTCAGTCACAACGTCATCCACAAGAGTTATTGCACCCAAGTCACCAAAGTTCACAAAATAAATTTTGTTCAGCCCACCGACAACATTTTTACAGGGAACCTGCCTGCCTAAGGAAATATCACACGACATTTTTTCTTTGTTTTATTAGATTAAAAAAGGGGGCGAGGACATAGCCCAAGCCCCCCTATGATTTACGTTAACTCGGATTAAGAGTAAAGAACAACGTCTGAACCGATACCGTACTGAACTCCTGCGAAGAAGCGTAGGATTACGCGGATGTTGTCTGATCCGTCAAGGTCAGCCATATCAAGAACGCGAACTTCGTTACGCTCGTTCAGAAGACCAGTTCCGAAGAATAGGTTTGAAGTCTGAGCAGCTACCATCTTGTTAGAAGGAAGACCGTTGGCCATAGCAACACGGATACCATCGAAGAACAAATCTCCGTTGCCGTACCAAGTAGTACCTTTATTGTCAACACCATTTGCTCCAAGACCTGAAGTTCCGAATCCACCAAGAGCGCGGACATAAGCCTTTGCTACGTTTTGTGGAACGTAGATAGTCAAGTCCTCCTTGCCGTAAAGGGCAGAAGGGATAGCGTCTACAACTTTACCAAGCTCTGCGATTACGTTTGCAGCAGTCACGGTGGTAGCGGTTACGTCAATAACGTCTGAGTCAGCAGTCATCAATGAAAGGAATCCGCTAAATTCTCCTGCACTTGCAGCAGTACCGTTCCAAATGTTCTGCTCAATCTTTTGGGCAGTCTTTGAAGCAACGTGTGCAATCAAGAAATCAGCGAAAGAAGCGGGGATGCTATCGTAAGCAGAGAAACCCATTTGACCACCGATCCAAGAATCGTAGTAGTCCTTCTTGCAAAGCTGCAAGTTCACTTGAAATGGCTCAACCTCAAGGATGCGGTCGGTCAAGGTCAAGGTAGAAGTTGCATCGAAATCGCATGTAGCGTCTCGCACAATTCCGTCGGTATTAACCTTCTGAAGGGTAGTGCGGTAGTTTACGTTTGGAAGGATCTCGACGAGACCTTTGTCAAGCGTGTCTGCGCTCAAAAGAGCAGCAGAGATGTACTTGCTGGCGAATTGACCAGCGTACGAAGTAGTGATTGAAGTAGTTGTAGCCATTTTTTATTTATTATTTATTCATTCGTGCAAGGACTCGGTCAATCGTCTTTTCGGGTCGGTTTGAACTCATCTTTTGGACTTGCTTTGTTTCGGGGTTGTGCTTGATGGCTTTCGCAGCAGGTGCGGCAGATAGTTCAGCTTTCATAGCTGACATCTCCTCCTTCTTGGCATATCCGCCCATCTCCTCACGCATCCCTTTCATTTCTTCGCGCATCATTGCAATTTCCTCGAGAACCTTCTCGATGATAGCAACTACCGCAGGAGCTTCTTCTACGACTTCCATATCGGCAAGTTCAGTAGGTAATTCAACCTCTACTGCTACTTCAGCAGCGGCAGGGGCTTCTTTAATTTCAGCGATCATACCTTCTTCAACGATGACCAAAATACGGCCATCCTCTAAAAGGTGTTCGCCAACTGGAGCTGCAACGCGATCTTCGCCGCTAACGACGAATACTTCATTGCCTGCTTCAAAGGCTTCAGCCTCAAGAACGGTGCCGTTCTCAAGGTTCATTGTTGCTAAACTTACATTCCTTACGGATGCAAGTTCGGCAAGGATTCTATTCAGAATGGAATTTGCTTTCATACTAAGTAATTAAAAGGGTTTTGGTTATTTGTAACATTTTTATGGATTGATAACTACGGTGCCCTGCCCAACAAGTGAGCCTACTCCTTGTGCTTGGATAGATCCATCGCAGCAGTTGGACTTGTAGGTATTGTCTGGACATAAGCATCCACGCCTTCCGCCTCGTGGTGAAGCTACTGGGAGTTTTTGAGGTCTATTCATTTTTAAGGTCTTCTTTGTGATATAGGTATTCGCTTTCTTCGGCATGCTCTGCGCCTGTCATAAGCCTGCCGTCAGCGTCTTTATGCGTGGGGCCTGTGTAGAGTTTACCGTCTGCCGTGTAGTGAGGTACGCCTACCTCTAGCTTAAGCTTACCAAGTTCCTTTAGTTTTGACTCTGCCCAGTTCTTTCCAGCAAGACCTCCCCACAGTAGGAATGATATTGTACCACAGGCTTGGCTATTGTTTTCATCGTAGTATGTCTCGGCTCTTGATAGGTACGAATACATCCGTGTGATTGTCTCTACAGACAAAGCCCTGCCTTGTGCTAACTGCTGCGCCCTAACCTTGCCTACTGCGGTAGCGCATTTGTTACCGTTCTTTTCGTTTAGCTCAATGCCACGCTTGGCGTTGTTCTTTACAGAATCTGGATAGTCAGAGTATGCCTCTAGCTCGGTACGGGTTCCTGACTTTTTACGACCATCCCTTTTTATAATAGCGATAATCTGAGAAAGCATTAACGCTGCCTCTTGTTCTTCGATGATCTCGAGTTCCTGCCTTGATAGGTTTATCTTGTCAACAAAGTAACCTTCAATAGAGAATCCACGAAACTCACCGCTTTTAACGCGCTGCCATAAGCTCTCATTTTCGATCTTCATAGATACCATCCAAGTTCCTACTGGCAGATCAAGACCATAAGCCCTGCTCTTGTCGAGCGTTGCGTCTTCGATAATCCAAGATTCTACAATCGTAGTACCCTTGACATCGTAGTCGTGTTCAATGGTAGCGTTGTTTTGGTAACCGTTCTTAAAGAACAACTCCATTGCTTTACGTATGGTGTCTTTGGAAAAGTACACATAGTACTCGTTCTCACCGTCGGTGCGGTAGATTGGCTTGTCGGGGATAAGGGCTGCGCCCATCAGCAACTGCTTCTCTTGGTTTTGCATTGCAAAGACCTCACGCTTCTGCGAGTTGAGTGCTATGAAGTCCTCCTCAATAGCTGG